GGCGTCAAATATTCGCTGGCGGCACCGTATCAGATGAACCTGGGGGAGATGTTCGCGCTGGCCCACCTGTCCAGGGAGGACGTTATTGGTGCTATCTGTCTTGCTTTTGACTATGGCAGGGCAAAAGGGGAGCGGAGCGCAAGAGCCGCAACGAAACAGGGGGCAGCGGTATGAAGTACGACAAGATCATGGCCGGGGGAAACCTGGAGAACATCATGACACGGCTGAACGGGTGCCGCGCCTTGCTCTATCTTCTCTATGAAAGCGCGGGAACAAGTGCCATTTCCGAGGATGCTATAAACGGCGCGTGTGACCTGTTGGAAATGATTTGCCGGGACTTCCAGGCGGATATTGACTCTGCCGAGGATTACATCGGAGAGGGGGTGTCAGAGAATGGATAAGAGCCACGAACAGGCCCAGGAAACCCGCCGCCGCAATCAGGAGGCCCGCCAAAGGCAGAGGGAGGCGCGGGAGGCAGAGGAAAAGGCGGACAAGGCCCTTGTGCTGGAGGCTGTACGGGCCGTTTTGAGAGACCCGGAGGCTACCCCAGAACAGCGCATTTTCGCCGTCTGCGTCCTGGACAAGGCGCAGTATTACCACCTTGTTCCCTATGGCATGAAGTACCCAGGGGCGGACAGTCGTGAAACAATCGCGGCCTTTGCCAAAGAGCTGAAAGCGAACCAGGACAACGAATAAGCGCCGACAAGGGCCGGGGCGCACAATCCCCGGCCCGCTTTTTATAGGCATTGTGCGCCAAATGTGCGCCAAGACATATTACAGTAAGATTCTTTTTGTTAATTCATAGGCGATAACAGGGCAAAATAGAGAAAAACAATCAATATTTTTGTATATTGTGTGGATTGATTTCCTGATGAACGATTAGGTATAATAAAAAGCACAAAGGTCAAAGAAGTGTTGTAAAGTGCTATAATACAACGCTTTTCAGAGATTCCCGTTTTACAACGTTCGCTCTCATTTTGCCTTGTGCGCTAAAGCTGTGCGCCAAATGTGCGCCAAAGGAGAGAACATGGTAAGACTGATTCAAGGGCGTTTGTGGTGGTGCTGTCCCCGGTGCGGTCAAAAGCTACATTTGATAACGGCAGACGCAAATTGCCACGGTGTCACCACAAAATGTAAGCGGTGCAAATGGGAAGGGCCGATGGAAATTAAAACCAACAAGGGGGCCTGAATACTATGGCAAGCATCCGTAAGATTGAGGGGAAGGGAGGCATTTCCTACAAAATTACCGTGTCAATGGGCAGGGACGTCCAGGACAAGCAAATCAGGCATTTCAAGACCTGGAAACCTGACCGGCCCATGACCGCCCGTCAGATGGAGAAGGAAGTCCAGCGCGTGGCCCTGGAATTTGAACAGGAGATCACCAAAGGATTCCAGGCGGATAACCGGCAGACCTTCAATGAGTATGCGAAATATGTAATTGATTTGAAAGAGAGGACAGGGGCGGCACCCAGGACAATAGAACTTTACAATTATGAGTTTGAACGAGTATCGAAAGCGTTTGGCTATATGCGGCTTACCGATATCCGCCCACAACATATCAACGCATTTTACAAGAAACTGTCGGAGCCGGGAGAAAGGAAGCTGGACACAATCGCATACCCGCTTATTGATTTCAGATCATTGGTAAATCAGGCGGGAGGCGTCCGCAAACTGGGCCGGGAACTGCACATAAACCGGCATTACATAACCGCCGTTTGCAGGGGGGAAAGTCTCACAATTAAAATTGCGTCCAGGATTGCGGGGGCGCTGGGCAAGAGCCTGGAAGAAGCGTTTCGGCTTGAGCAGCACACGGAAGGAACACTTTCAAAATCTACCATTTTGAGGCATCACAGTTTTATCTCAACTGTGTTCTCTCAAGCCGAAAAGGAAATGCTCATTACTTACAATCCGGCGAAGAGAGCAACGCCGCCGCCCGAAAGCAGAGATCATCAACCGAACTATTTCCAGCCGGAGCAGATGCAAAGGATTCTGGAGGCGGCAGACCGGGAGCCGATACGGAATAGAACCATGATCTATCTGTTTGCAGTGACTGGGGCGCGGCGCGGCGAAATTATGGCGCTCTCGTGGGATAAGATCGATTTTCAAAACCGGCAAATCAGAATAGACCAATGCTTGACATATGGCCCAAGCTATGGGATTCGGATAGGGCCGACCAAGACTAAAAACACGCGATACATAACGATACCCGATGAAATGGTTCGTTTGCTGCGCCAATATAGAACATGGTGGAGTGAACAAAAGCTGCTGCGCGGCTGGCCGGACACCTCTTTGCTGTTTGTGAAAGAGGATGGAGGGGCGCAGGAGCCGGGGAGCGTCAATGTTATGTTGACGGCTTTCTCTAAAAAGTATGGCCTCCCCCATATCAACCCTCACGCATTCAGACATACAGCGGCGTCTGTACTCATTTCCGAGGGTGTGGACGTTGTGACCGTCTCTAAGATGTTAGGCCACGCCAACACCAGCATGACCACGGATATTTACAGCCATGTTATTGAGGAAAGCAAGCGCAAAGCTACCGAGTGTATAGCTGATGTAATGTTGAGGAAGAAAAAGGCTTAATTTGTACTTTTCTCTTGCATTTCACCCCAATATTTGGTATAATAGAGCCATAGAAAACAACTGAATGACAAAGTTGATTTTTAGAGCTTTATCTAAAAATCTCCATGTGCCTATGTGCCTGTGAACACCGCAACGTGTAAAGCGTTGGGGGAGTTTGCAGGCACTTTTTATTTTGTGAAAGGAGCAAACAAACATGGCTAAAATGAGAAGTATTCCGAAAGCGGTAGAGGAAATTCGTGCAAAAGACCCTGAAACTTGTATTTCTGTCTGCGTCCTGCGCCGGTGGGTGAAGGAGGGCAAAGTTCCCACGGTAAAGACCGGGAAAAACTTCCTGGTCAATATGGACGCCCTGGAGGCTTATATGGCCGGTGGAGGCTCCGCCTATGCAGATTGCTGACCTCTTACTCCAGGGGCAGGAAAACGCTATCCCGCTGCGGCAGCTAAAGGCCATGACCGGCCGGAGGGGCCGCGACCTCCGCAAGCAGATCGAGAGAGAGCGGCGGCGCGGTATTCCGATTCTGTCCGACAATGTGGGCGGCTACTTCCTGCCAGCGAACGAGGGGGAGCGGGAGCAGTTTGTAAAATCCATGCGGCATAGGGCGGGCGAAATTCTGAAATCAGCGGCGGCGATTGAGCGGGGGTGAATGGCCTGTGACCACACAAGAACTATTATCCCGGCTGCGGGGTGTGAAGGGAGGCCGGGGCCAGTGGACGGCCTTGTGTCCGGCCCACAACGACACCCACACAAGCCTGTCCATCTCCACGGGCCAGGACGGACGCATACTTTTGAATTGCCATGCCGGGTGCAGTGTGGACGCTATCGCCGGGGCGCTGGACCTGTCGGTCAAGGATTTATTTGAGGACAAGCCCCAGGGCGGGGGAAAACCTCAGATCGAGGCCGTCTACACCTACCCCAGCGGGGCGCAAAAGCTGCGCAAGACGGACAAGTCTTTTTCGTGGCGGCGTCCAGACGGCAAGGGCGGGTGGATTTACAACCGCCAGGGCGTCCCTCATAGTCTTTACATAGCGGGGGAGCTGACCGGGGCTGTGTTCGTCTGTGAGGGCGAAAAGGACGCTGACAACCTCCACCGCCTGGGCTATGACGCCGCCAGCGGCGAGGACGGAGCCGGACCGGGGAAGTGGCGCAAGGAGTACACCGAACAGCTCAAGGGGATTCATGTGTGCGTATTCTGCGACAATGACGGCGTAGGCCGGGCTTACGCCGCTGAAACCTGCAGTGCCCTCCACGGTGTGGCCGCAAGTGTCCGGCTGCTGGACCTGTCGAAGGTCTGGCCGGAGATGCCAGAGCATGGGGACGTGTCCGACCTGATCGCCAGGGCGGGCGCGGAAAAGGCGTGTGAGCTGATTGCCAAGCTGACCACAACCGCGCCGCAGTGGACGCCAGCACCAGACCCTTTTTTAGCGTGCTTCAAGTCGCTGGACAGCTTCACCGAGGAAGAGGCGACATGGCTTATCCCCGGTTGGATTCCCGAGGGGCAAATAACCCTGATGGCGGCGGATGGAGGCATAGGCAAGACCACGCTGTGGTGTAACATGATCGCCGCAATCAGCAGCGGCCAGCGGTGCATATTAGACCCGCCCGGACACCAGCGCCAGCCCCGGAAGGTAGCATTTTTGACCACTGAGGACAGCGTTCGGAAGAAGCTGAAAAAGAAGCTGCGCCTTGCGGGTGCAAATATGGGGAATATCATCACCCCGGACTTTCTGGCCGATAAAGAGGGCATTTTGCGGGGGCTGAAATTCGGTTCAAGTGAAATGGAACGGTTCGTGAGGCATTTTAAGCCCGCTCTGTGCGTCTTTGACCCGGTACAGGGGTTTGTACCGCCTGACATAAACATGGGCAGCAGAAACGCCATGCGCGACTGTATGGCCCCTTTAATCAGCCTGGGAGAAGAAACCGGCACGACTTTCCTTGTAGTGTGCCATACCAACAAGCGCCCAAAGGCCAGCGGGCGGGACAGAATCGCGGACAGTGCTGACCTGTGGGACGTGTCCCGGTCTGTGCTGATGGCCGGATATACGGAAGATCAGGGCGTGCGCTATCTTTCCAATGAGAAGAACAATTACACCCAGCTACAAGAAACGGTGCTTTTCACCATCGACCAGGACGGACAAGCCCAGGTGGAGGGGACAAGCTGGAAGCGCGACCGGGAATACACGCAAGAGGCCGCTGTGAACACGTCCGCCCCAAAACGGGACGATTGCAAAGATTGGATTTTGCAGGAGCTGGACGAGGCCGGGGGCGCGATGCCCTCCAAAGACCTGGAAGCCAAAGCAAAGGCGGCAGGGTACACATTTATCACATTACGCCGCGCCAAAGACGAACTGAAGCAGTCCGGAGCGGTGAAGTATGTTGCTACCGGCAGCGCAAAGGGAGGTGATCGGGTGTGGCACATCCAGAAAGTGGGATTCACGGAACTGCCCGCTGATACCCCTACACCGTGGACAAGTTAAACGCTGACCGTCTCACATTGATAAATGAACAAGTTAACCCTCAAACCGTTGAAATATAAGGACTTTTTTAATTTGTTCACATGAGCAAATTAAAGGGGTTAAATGAACAAGTTAAAGTTTAATTTGTTCATGTGGTCAAGTTAAAAAACCGTTGCGGTACAAGGGATAGGGGTTAATTTGTTCACGTTTTCAATGAAACACGGAAAGCGTCAAGTTAAAGGGGTGATAGTACGAAAATAACCGTTGCATATCTGCCAGAGGACGAACAGGAGGCCACCGCCGCGCTTGCGGCCCTTCGCCGTCTCCATCCTGACGGGAAAGTGCGGAAAAGTGACCGCCACCCACCATTCAAGCACATATATTTGACCACTAAAAAGGCCGAAAACCCTTGCAATTCAAGGAAAAAGGCTTGACCATACCCCCATACTGTGGTAAAATATCATCGTGAATAAGGCATGAGTACCGCTCTAAGCTGAACTTAGGGTTAGCCAATAAAAGGCATGGGAAACAGCAAAAACGCTGTTCTCATGCCTTTTTTCATATATTCAGCCTACCCAGGCGTAAAACGGAGGTTATTATGAGCGATACCACGAACACCAACCAGGACACCCAGCAGCAGCCCACTACTCCCACCCCGGAGGCCAGCGGGGGACAGGGCGGCGAGAAGATGTTCAGCCAAGAGGATGTAAACCGCATTGTCGGGGAACGGCTGGCCCGCGCCAAGCGGGAAACCGCCACCGATGAACGAGAGGCGGCATTGAGAGCCAAAGAGGCCCGGTTAGATTGCCGGGAGTATCTATCGGATAAAAAATACCCTGTGGAGCTGTTGGACATTCTGCCCACGGCGGACGTCGAGGCATTCAAGGGCAGCGTGGAACGGCTGGCCGGGCTGTTCCGGAGCATGGAGGACACCGGCCCCACGATCACTGTTGACCTGGGTGCGTCGCTGACCTCCGGCCCTGGCAGGAATACCGGGGCTATCGCCGACGCTTTCAAGCCGCCTAAAATCTGAGAATTTTAGGAGTGATACATAAATGGCCATTGAATTGGCAGAGAAGTTTTTACCGTACACCGACGAACAGTTTGCCGCCGAGAGCAAAAAGGCGCTGCTGACCAATCAGGACTTTAGCTGGAGCGGCGCTCATTCTGTAAAGGTCTACAAAATTACCACATCCAAAATGAACGACTACGGACGGAGCGGCCCGGAAGAGGGCAACTGGAGCCGGTACGGCGCGGTGGAGGGCCTGAGTGCCACCACCGAGGAAATGATCTTAAAGAAAGACCGTTCCTTCACCTTCGCCATTGACGCCCTGGACGAGGACGAGACGGCCCAGCAGCTTGCGGCGGCGTCCGCTCTGGCCCGGCAAAATCGTGAGGTAGTGATTCCCGAGGTAGACACCTACACATACGGCGTCATGTGCGGGAGCGCCGGGAATAGGCCCACCGCCAAATCCCTGACCGCCGCCAACATCTACACCGAGATTTTGGAGGCGTCCCAGGCCCTGGACGATGCAGAAGCCCCGGAGACGGGCCGGGTGTTGGTAGTTACCCCGGCCACCTACGCGCTGATGAAAAAGTGCAAGGACATCGTCATGGAAACCGATATTGGCAATGATCTGCGTTTGCGTGGTGTCATTGCCATTCTGGATGGCATGAACGTGCAGAAGATTCCCGCCAACCGTCTGCCCGCTGATTTTGGGTTTATGGTAGCCCACCCCTGCGCCACTGTGGCCCCTGTGAAGCTGGAGACGTTCAACATTCACCAGAACCCGCCCGGCATTTCCGGGGCGCTGGTGGAGGGGCGTGTTGTCTATGACGCCTTTGTGCTGGAGAATAAGGCTCAGGCGCTTTATTATCAGGCAATCGAGTGACCCGGCAGGGGGCGTGTGGGCAATCGCCTGCGTGCCCCTGCTTTATAGGTGACAGCATGACAAAAAAACGATTGAAAATGACCACTTCCAGGGAAGTCCGGCGGACGGTCAACCGTGTGGCGAATATGCTGTTGAATGACGAACTAGACCCCAAGACGGCCAACGCCCTGTTATACGCCTGCAATGTCTGCCTGGGCGCTATCCGGGTGGATGAACAGCAGGCCAAGCTGAACGAACTGGAGAAGTTGGTGAAGGAGGTAGAGGAGCGGAATGGACATTGACAGGAAGATCGAGGCCATGCGGGAACGGCTGGAACGCTCTAGGCCGTGCTGTATGACTATCACGCTAAAATCCGGAGAACAGATCACGACTGATGCGGCGGGGGCGTGGACGGTTTGCCATGACCATATGTTTTCGGCTGATGTGGTCGACGTGACCGCCGATAAGCCCGAATATTCGGGGCTGGCCGGGGTGATCGCTGCGCTGTGCAGGTGACGATATGGACAAAATTACTTCACTGATAGACCGCCTGGAGCGTGTGAGGCTGGCCCAGGACATGGAGCCAGCCTCCGACGGCCTGAGTTTGAGCCTGTGGGCGCTGGGGGCGGAGCTGGCCGCACTGGATGAAGCAGGGCTTGCCGCCGAGGCTGAGCTGTTGGGCATTATCCCGGATGATGTGCGGGAGATGGCCCGGACTTATGCGAGGTAATGACCATGACCATCAAGCAGCTGGAGGGCAGAGTAAACCGGCTTCGACCTTCCCGTCTGGTGGTGCTGGTCCGTATGCTGGACGGGACAGAGCGGGAAATGAGCGCCCCGGAGTATGTCGAGGCCGTGAAGGATGGGGCTGATTTTATCCGGGCTGTGCGCGGAAATGACCTGCGTGACGTTGACCTGATTTTGGGTACAATCCCCTCTGTGATTGAATGATAGGAGAGGCCGGGGAACTTACTCCCCGGCCTCTTTTTCGTCGCGTTTCATTTGTTCATCAATAGCCCGGTTGATGAAGCCATTTACCGATTCATGGCGGGCCTCTGCATGGGCTTTGATAATATCTTTTTTGCCCTTTTTTACTTGTAGTCGAACATCATCATATGCCTTTTTTGCGTAGTCGTTTTTTATCTGTGCAGTTGTTTTTGTTTTTGGACGAGCCATATATACACCTCCCATATCAGCATACCACATTTTAACATCAATGTACATGTACAAAATATACAATCAATGTACATGTATTTTGTCAACAATAACAGTTGCAATACATGTACATGTATGTTATCATAAACATGTAAGGCAGAGCTGAACAGCTCTTACGGAAGGAGGGAGGACATGAACGAGATGGCAACCAATACGGAGTACATCCTGCGGATGGTGCTTGAACTCATTGACAAGTGCAAGACACTGGATGAACTCCGGGAAGCTGTCAAGGCTGTACTTGACGAAGCTAAATAAAATGGGTAGCGGGGACACCTGACAAGTAAACCCCCGCTACCCAACCCCAAAGAGGCGAGCCGGGAGCCTTACCCCGGCCCGCCTCCATCATAGCAGAGTAAGGCACAATTTGCAAGGAGGAATATAATGGACACAATCGAAAAAATCAAGCGGTACATTGAGAGAACCGGCGTCAAATATTCGCTGGCGGCACCGTATCAGATGAACCTGGGGGAGATGTTCGCGCTGGCCCACCTGTCCAGGGA